CCTCCCCGCTTGTGGAAAACCCTGTGGATAACTCCAGTAACCCAAATCACAATGTGACCGCCATCATGTGGAAAACTCCCAAACCTGTGGAAAACCCTGTGGAAAACCCCACCAGACATGACCCACACCACAGCATATAATAGAAAACATGACAACCCACACAAACACCACAATCACCGTATACGAACCCAATAGCCCCGCCCCCATCACAGACGCCACAAACACCGGCAACCCAACACTCATACGCCAAGCACTCGCACACAAAATCGCCACCGTCATAGACGACCCACGAACCGGCGACACAGCACTCACAAAACTCACCGCACAACTCATACAAATCACAGACCAACTCGCCACCACACAAAACGAAAACACCAACACACACACCACCGACATTCCAAACGAAACACAAACCTGGGACGGCATCTAAAGATGAGCGAAAAACACCTCAGCGAAATCGCCGCCCACCTAATCCTCCCAGAAAACATCACACACACAGCCTGGCCGCCAGTCCAACACCGACTCGCAGAAATGCAATACCCCCTAGACGTATGGCAGCAAGACTGGCTCAAAGCAATACTCGCAAAACGAAAAGACGGCCACTACGCCGCCAGCATTGACGGAATACAAGCATCCATCCCTAGACAGGTCGGCAAAACATACACAATCGGCGGCCTAACATTCGCACTCGCCACCCTCTACCCCAACTATTTCGTCCTCTGGACCGCGCACAGAACACGCACCGCCGACGAAACATTCAACGACATGAAAGGCATGGCACAAATACCCGACATAGCCCCGTACGTGAATAAAATACGGCAAGCAAACGGACAACAAGCCATCATGTTCAACAACGGATCCCGCATTCTCTTCGGAGCCCGTGAAGGAGGATTCGGACGCGGATTCCACGGCGTAGACATGATTCTTTTCGACGAGGCCCAGATTCTGGGCGCCGCCGCACTGGACGACATGATCCCCGCCACAAACACTGCTCCCGACCCGCTCATCATCAAAATCGGGACACCACCAAAACCAAAAGACCCGTCCGAAGCATTCAGCGAATTCCGCAACCTCGCCTTGCAGGGTGAAATAAAAGACGGCCTCTACCTCGAACTCGCCGCCGACTACAATGCTAACAGCGACGACCGGAAACAATGGGAAAAAGCCAACCCATCATACCCGCGCCGCACACCCGAATCCGCCATTCTAAGAATGCGCCGGCAGCTCGGAGAAGAATCATTCCGACGTGAAGGCCTCGGAATATGGGACCGTGCCAACGACAGGCTCGCAATAGACCCTGTCGCCTGGAATACTGCCACCATACGGCCAGAAAACACTCCCAGTGGCATGCGATGGTGCGCCGCAATCCGATTCGCACCCGACGGATCAACCTGCGCCCTAGCCAGGGCCGGACACAAAGCTAACACGCCCACGCATGTTGAACTATGCACCCACCAAGGCGTCCGCCGCATGAACGAAGGCACGCAATGGATCATCGATTACATTGCGGACACAAAAGACAGGTGGGCGCAAATCATCGTAGACGGAAAATACGGTGCCGGTGACACAATCGAAAGACTGAGAGCGATCGGAGTACGCCCCCAAGTCATCATCACCCCCACGATCACGCAAATCATAGACGCCTACAGCATGCTAGACGCCTCACTACGCGAAAACACAATCACCCACCTAGACGACATGCAACTACGAACCGAGGCCGCCTCGGCGACACCGCGTCCGATCGGCACTTCGGGCGGCTGGGCGCTGCAGGCCCCGCCCGGCGCAACCGTAGCCGGACTAGAAGCGTGCACGCTCGCAATGTGGGCCGCACGCACAACAAAAAGACGGCCCCGTTATAAGCCTTATGATAAAATCAAAAACGCCAATAGTAATAATGATCGTGGCGGCGGAGTACTGTTCCTATGACTGAAATTTATCCTGACGACGGGCGACTCGTCAACGCCACGCCCGCCCCCACCCGCATTTCCGGGCTCCCCGACGAGGACAAGGTAACATTCCTGCAACTGTGGCAGAAATGGCAGCAGCACTCAAACAAAAACAAACTGCTCTCCGTCTACTACGACGGCCACCGTGCCTTCCAGGACCTCGGTATCAGTATTCCGCCGCAAATGATGCGCACCAAAGCCGCGTTGGGATGGCCTCAGAAAGTCGTCACCATGCTCGCCAGAAGGCACGTATTCGAAGGCTACTCCCTGAACGGCGCCCCCGACGCCTTCGAAGCAAACGAAATACTCTCCGCAAACAACTATGATCTCGATCTCGCGCAGGCGATCACTTCAGCGTACAAGCATTCTTTCTCACTACTCACCGTGACGCAAGGGGACGAGACCATCGGTGAGCCGCCTGTCGTCGTGCAGGCGCGTGACGCAGAATGGTCCGCCGCCCTTTGGGACACGAGGCGTCGCATAATCGAAGCCGCGCTCACAATCGATAAAACGGACAAGTACGGGCAGCCGGCCGGCGCCATCATGTACACACGCACCGCTATTTGGCGAATCGATGCCCGCGATAACGGTGGCGGGTGGCAGGCCGAGAAACTCGGAGATACGCCCAACCGTATTTTCGTTGAAGCACTCTGCTACGACCCGCAGCTGAACCGCCCATTGGGGCATTCACGAATCACCCGTGAAGTAAGATATCTCACGGACGCGGCGGTGAGAACAATGGTCCGCGCGGAAACTTCCGCCGAGTTCTTCTCCTCGCCGCAGCGGTACGTGCTCGGCGCAGAAAGGGCAGATTTCGCCGGCCAAGACAGGTGGTCCGCAATCATGGCCCGCGTCCAAGTATTGGAGCCGAACGAAAACGGGGACATTCCCAGTGTCGGGCAATTCTCACAAATGACCATGAGCCCGCACCTGGAAATGTACCGTCAGCTGGCACAGAATCTGTGTGCAGCCACAAACATTCCTCAGTCCGCTATCGGAGTATTCGCAGAGAACCCCGCCTCGGCTGAGGCGATGCAGGCGGCCGAGGCGGCGCTTGCGGACGAGGCCGAGTATCAGTGGCGCATTTTTACCGCCCCATTGCGACGCACGCTACAGAACATCATTATGGTCAGAGACAAGCTCGACGAGCCTCCCGCCGAGTCGTGGAAAACTTCCGTGAAGTGGACTCCTGCTCGCTATTCCTCACCCTCGTCTGCCGCCGATTTCGCGGTCAAAATGGTTAGTGCTTTCCCGTCGTTGCAGGAGTCGCAGACTCTTATGCGTCGGGCTGGTCTCACTGAGGATGATCTCGCAGACATTAACGCTGAAATTCGCAAAAAGAATGCAGTGTCGTTGCTTGATCGTGCTCTCGCCGCCACGAACAATGGGAACCCTGCGGACGAGAATGATGGGAACACCGAAAACGGTGACACAAACAATAGTGTTAATGGCGATAACGCCAATAATGGCGTCAATAACAACGGTGGCAGTAATAATCTAAACGCTAATAACTCGGTCAATACAAGGAACAGGGTTAAGCGCAACATTAAACTGCCCGACGGCACCAAAACACCGATAAACTAATACCATTATGCTGTCAACCGCAGAAATCGGAGCATACGGGCGAGCAATAGACTCACTCACCACACTCGCCCAAAACGATTTACACACACTCTGGTCGCACGCCGCCAGACAGCGCCCCGAACAAGCCCGTGACCTTCTGCTCGAAATCATGCCCGCCCTCGTAGACCAATACGGTAGTGCGGCCGCCGCAATCGCCGACGAATGGTATCGCGACATGCGCCTAGACCAGGACATTCCAGGCGACGCCCCCACGGTACAAACGACGCTTACGCCACAAAACGAGATTGACGACAGTGTCAGATTCGGTGCAGGAGCACTATACGCCGGAAACCCCGACATCGCCCTATCCTATTTGACAGGGGCGCTCATCCGATACGTCAGCGACGGCGCCCGCTCACAAATCGCAGACATGACATGGGCCGACCCCGAAGCAATGGGCTGGGAAAGACGAACACGCAACCCACAAGCCTGCAATTTCTGCGTCATGCTCACAATGAATGAATGCTACTACCGCAGCCAGGGGACCGCATCATTCGGGGCC